AGATATACCACGCACCCGGTTATATTTGTCGGCTGATTAAAGGAAAAAGACCTTATCCATTTTGACTTTATGACTTTTGTTTTTATTTCACCCCAGTTTGTCTGGCTGTCAGTATCTTCGGCAATAACAACACTCTCATAATTCTCGTCTTTTTTATCATTGCCTGATTCGTCATAATCAAAATATACCGCTAAGCGATTAAAAAATTCGTCAACATACCCTGAGTCACTGCTAATACTACCCTCAAGGATATTATAATCATCGGAGAATTCCCGAACTTCAGACCCCGGCACTGTAGGCGCAAAGGATTTGAATGATATTTTATCACCGTCATGGTAAATAAAACCGTTGACCTCTATTTGCAACTCCTCAAGGTATTTAGATATGTTCTGTGATTTCGTTATAACCCTATGGAATACCCACCCATTATACCAGGTGTCACGCTCTGAGTTGAATTTAGCCCCGTCATAATCCCCGGCGGCAATCCCCGCTTGTGTGGCGATAAAGTTTGTCATAAAGTTAACGGGGTTTCCTGTGAAAATCAAATGCTGCGTTTTGTCCGTTTCGGCAACGGGCGCGACCCTCTGTGCCTGCTCTCTTATGTCTCGCGCCTTAAACGTCACCACCTCGCCATCTTTGCCCCAGTCGTACAGTACGCCCTCAAAGGTCTTGATAAAGTCGGCTTCCGTCCACCCTGCGGCAATAAATCCCTCGTATTTCTTCACCCTTAGATTTTTAAGGCGATTGTTTTGTATTATGCCTTTTACATAATCCGAACTGATAGCTGTAAAGGTAATCCCGCCCTTTGTGACTATGTTCTGTTTTACGTTCAGCTTATTGTATTGCTTAGTTGTGCTTTTCAGAACTGGATGGACAGACCCGGATAATATCTTATGTGTCCCCCACCTTACCACCGGGCCCCCCAGGTCTATTTCAATAAAAACAGACGGCTCCCTGTTGGGGTTTTTTAATTCCGTTAAAAATTTATTTGTAAAGGCTATGCTCATTCGTAAAGGCCCTTAAGCTTTATTCCGTCATTTCTCAATACGCCTGATTTAACAAAAGGGGCGTTCCTGTCTGTATCGTCAATATAAACAGGGTATATTTCTGGGCTGTGCTCCGTTGGTTCCCATGCGAGAAAGAATATCTTAATACCTTGGTCTTGCCATAGGTCGTCAATCTTGCCATAAAGGGTATTATCAACATTTCTGAATTTTAGGTCTATCTCACGTTGATAGTACTTAATCGCACCGCCTGCAAGCCTACCGCCTTGGGTAAGGTTTATTATCTGGTTCCGCTTGCGCCTTTGCGGATCGTAAAGATTAGCATACCCCAGGACGGTAGTAAGACCCACGGTACAAAGTGTTATCTGTGCGGCCGCACTTGCGCCGGTGATTTTAACTTTTATGGCCCTATAGACAAGAGTTGAGTCAGACTTGATGACAAAACTTTTATCATCTGGGGGGGATATTGTTTGCCCGATTTGAGTATATGCCGCCGCATCATCTGAATAATACCATTCAACACTTGCGCCTATGGTGTTGAGATTATGCCCGGCACCTATTGCCAAATAATCAAAAACAGGTAGAGGCTGAACATTGTATATCTTGTCTGTCAAATTATCACAAACCCATAATGTCCCATCTGGGGCATAACTTATGCCCTGTGGTTGCGTTGCGGCGGCATCAAATACCGATGTGGCAAAGGAAGATATTAACGTTCCATCCGTTTCGATATTGTATATCTTGTCTGTCGAATAATCACAAAACCATAGAGTCCCATCTGGGGCATAACTTATGCCGGTTGGTATTGTTGCCCCTGCATCAAATACCGATGTGGCAAAGGAAGATATTAACGTTCCATCCGTTTCGATATTGTATATCTTGCCTGTCGAATAATCACAAACCCATAGAGTCCCATCTGGGGCATAACTTATGCCCTGTGGTTGCGTTGCCCCTGCATCAAATACCGATGTGGCAAAGGAAGATATTAACGTTCCATCCGTTTCGATATTGTATATCTTGTCTGTCGAATTATCACAAACCCATAGAGTCCCATCTGGGGCATAACTTATGCCGGTTGGTACTGCTGCCCCTGCATCAAATACCGATGTGGCAAAGGAAGATATTAACGTTCCATCCGTTTCGATATTGTATATCTTGTCTGTCGAATAATCACAAACCCATAGAGTCCCATCTGGGGCATAACTTATGCCGGTTGGTATTGTTGCGGCGGCATCAAAAACAGAAGTCAAGAAAGATGATATTAAGGGAACTCCCGAATCAAAAATCAATTCTTGATCTGCCGAGGAAGTCGCCTTCCACCATGTAACATCAAGGCCGTCAAGCATGTTATCAGCTTCATATCCTGTCGTCTCGCTTGTAGGTGTCCAGCTTGTAACGGGTGCTTTATAATACGCCTCTACCTCAGACCATCCCATTATGCAAACTCCTCCTGCGGTTGTAGTCCAAAGTCGAGCAAGCTATCAACGCCCCTACGTATGGCCTGAGCAAGGCCATTTTGTACCACTTCATCCCATTCCCCCGCGCTCATATCTCTCATGTCGCTTGTCACGGTTATATTGATGGCCCCTATTGTAACACCATTCCCGCCGCCACCCGCCGCACTCTTGGCCGCCTCGCGGACTTCCTTTGATGTGCCAGGGTCAAGTACCATCTCATTTCTTTTAAGAAGGAATGTCCCTTCTTCGGGGTTTCTATCAAGACCAGCATGAGCCTGCGGGCCTTTTTGGGCCTTTATACTCGCTACTTGGGCCATGCCAGCGCCTATTGCCGCCGCCGCCGCCGCGACACCAAGCGCGGGGCCAACTATTGGTATACCTGCCATGGCCTTATAAGCGCTAACTGCTGTGGCCGGTATAGCAACAAGGGCCTCTGATATAGCCTGTCCCTGTTGCAATTTAAACATCTTCTTTCCGGCGCTTCCTGATATTTTCGACAAAGCTTCTGCTGCGCTTTTCATCGATGCGACTTTTTCGGCTTCTGCAACTTTTGCCAAATTGACATGAGCAAGAAGATTGTCTTTTTCAATTTTTGTCAAATTTTGTTTATGAATAAATTCAGCATCTTCACGGCCTTGACGTTGCGCCATCAGTGCTTCATCAACGGTCAGTCCACGTTCCAGCAGTGTTTCAAGGTCAAGATTAAACTGCTCATTTTCACGCTCATAGCGTGCAATTTCTCTTTCTTCTTCTGAAAGCTGGAATTCCTCTGCCATTTCACGCAGGCGTTGGTTTTTCATCTCCGTAGCTTCTATCGCCCTTTGCGCCTCTTCCTCTTCCTTGACAGTCCTCTTTCCATCCTCCTCACCTCCTGCCTCTCCAGTTGACAAAGGCACCGATATTTTCGACTCGGCTATGGCATCAGCGGCTGTCTGTGCTGCTATCTGACTTCTTAATTTGCCACCCTTTTCAAGCTCTACATTATTGTCTCTAGCATGTTGATTAAGCATCATCATTGCTGCGGTGACTTCTTCCACATTTCGAGGGTCAATATCCCGAACATTAACACCCATTTCTTTTAAAAGCTCTGCATTAGGAAGTAGTCGTTTATTGAATATATCGACCGACTGCATTACAGTCCTGACTTTTGCGTTTGAAGCCTCAGCCCCTGCTTGAAAAGCCTCCATACCCTCAGACACAGCCTTAAAAATAGTGGTGACGGGCTTAAATGCGATAATGATTGCCTCAGCTGTAGCTACTGCAACTGGGGCCATTGCGCTTATAAATTTTGTCGTGTCTTGTGCAAGGGTACGTAGTTCCGGGCCAAACTCCTCACCCATTGTAATCAAGACACCCTCAAAGGCTGAATTGAGAGCTTTCATATCACCTTCAAGATTATCAGTCTTGATAGATGCTTGATCGTATGCCGTGTTAGTGTCGGTTAGTTTCCCGGTTAAATCCCCTAGCTTATCAGCTTGTTTAATCAATGCCTCTGCTGTTGAAAATGTTTCCTCACCGAATATCTTAGTTAATTCAGTAGTTGAAAGATTAGCCGTTTGAAGATTAAGGAGTGCTGTTTCTAAACCGACAATAGCAGGGTTGAAATCATCATCTGCTTGAGTTTGAAGCTTAACAAAAATGCTTCTGAGCTTCGTCCCTGCCTCAGCACCCTTTATAGATACTGTTGACAAACTTTGTATTGCTGCGTTTAGTTCTTCGAAGGATATACCCGCAGAACTCGCTACAGTTCCAGAATTTTTAAGTGCCAAAGCTGTTTCGGATATTTCCGATGCTCCAAATTTCGCACCCGCAGCAAGGACATTGATAAACCGGCTTGATTCTGAAGCATCAGCATTGAATTGATTGAGGGCAGAGCCTAAAGTCCGGGCAGCATCAGGAAGGGTTGCACCCGAAGCCTCTGCAAGGGTGATAGCTTCTTTTGTTACCGCTGCAAGGGCGTTAGCATTATCAAGTAAATCAGGCTTTGCAGAGGCAATAAGCTTGAATGCTTCTGCTGATTCTGAGGCCGAAAGGGTGGTAGTCCTGCCAAACTCTTTTGCTTTGTCTGATATAAATTGTAAATCCTTGCCTGTTGCCCCTGTAATAGCAGACAAATCACTGATTGCCGCCTCAAATTTCGCTGCGGCTTGGATAGAGGCCTTAACAATAAAAGCGGCCCCTGCGGCAGCGGCTACGGCTCCATATTTGAGCAGAGCAGATGATGATTTTTTTACACTGGAATCAACATCATCAAGGGCCTTTGTCGCGCTTGCAGAGTCGCCTGTTATTATAATCTTTAACTTTTCGGCCATGTTGCCCTTACCCCTTCGATTATATCAAGGCATTTCATTAGAATTCCAGGCTGATCGAAAACACCGCCTGAATGTGGTAAATGTCCTGCCCGGCTCCACTTATATGCAGTAAATATATTATCATATTCCTTTATCAGTGGAACGGGGCATCTCTTTGTTTCTACTTCCCGTACCCATGCGATAGGTACATCACTTATGCAGCCGCCTTGCGGTTCTTGCCCTTCAATGGAGCGGGGGCATTTTTTGCAATGCCTACCTGAGAACCATGCTTCGGCGGCTGCTCTGACTTTTTTTCAGTGTCGGCCCCCATGAATGCCTGAGCCATTACCATTGACCCTATTAAAAGGAATATGTCTCTTGAGGTCGGGTCTGATAGGTCTATCATATCAGCTATGGTTTGGGGGGCGTATTCCTTGCCCTCTATTTCAAGGGTCTTAATAACTTCCCTTAAAACATACTTTGTGCGGTCAATATTTTTCTTTATACTGGCCTCACCCTTTGCAAGCTCCATCAAACGCCCCTGCATGGAAGTTGTAACGGGGTGCATTGTAAGCCTGACCGGGCCTTCCTCCGTGGTGATTTCCTCGTCCCTTAATAACTTCATGTTTTCTCCTTATGTAAATGCTATGCTGAATTGATCGTCACCTGTGGACTCATATAGCTTGTAGGCCACTTCAAGAGTATCACGCTCGGCCCTCTCGCCGTATGTGATACTTTCACGCCTGCCGTCAACGGCTGTGATAGTACAGATATTCCCGGCTGTTGCTCCAAAGGCGGCTGACAGTGCTGCGGTAGTAGCGCTTGACAGTGCTGTCCACTCTGCGGCTGTTGATACTGAGTCCTTTGTAAAGCCCAGCGTAGGCGCTCGGTCTGCCACAACGAACTCATGGTTCCCAGTGACATAATGCTCCTGGACATCATTACCCACGTCAAGATTGAAAGACCCCACCTTTATGGCGGCTCCGTCATTAATAACATCGGCAGATTGACCGACAAGAGGCTGGCTGGACTGATAGACTGCCCCGGCTGGGTCTGCAACGGCTGTCGGTGCAAGATAAGGAGCCTGAATAGTGAAATTCAAAAGGATTATAGAGTTCATTTCGGCTGTTACGGTTACAGTCCCAACGGCCCCAAGGAATTTCCAAAGAAGGCCGTCCTTGTACCCGTATATTGTACTCGAGTCATGGTTTGCAATATCACTTGAGGGGTCATATACTGCCGACACGCCTGCTGATATAGTTTCGGCAAGACCACACGCCTTCAAGAGTGGTGCAATCTCCGGAGCCGTACCTGCCGCGCCGGAGCCTTTCAAGGCAACCTCTATTTCTATTTGCATTATTTCTTTGCCTATCAAGTGGGGGTTCATGCCCATAGTTTGCTTGACTTGGATATTATCAAGCACCTCTGGTGATGCTGATATTTCAAAACTCCTGCACCTTACAGCATTTGTACCTACTACCGGAACGGCATCCGTTCCTTTTGTTGCCTCTGTTTTCGCCAGTAACAGGCGGTCATATTTTACGGCCATTACTTGTCACCTCCCTTTTTAATTTTCCTCTTTACAGTAGCCTTTGACTTCGGGGCCTCTTTTGGTTTCTCTTCTTTTTTATCTGCCATAATAACCTCGCTTATAGTCCGTTTGAAAGTTGAACTTCATAGAATAATCTTATCGGCCTTACAAAGAATCCAAAGGGGTTAAACTGCGACCCGCTCCGGTCTTTTATTTCCACTATTGAGGCATGAGCCACTGCCCCGGATAAAGTGGGGTCGGCATATATTACCTTTACCAGTTCGGCATCAAGCTCATTGAGCTTTGTACTGACCTGATCTTTATTGTTTACATACCCGATGACATTCACCTCGACTTGAATATCAGCACATCCGCCAGTCTTAAAATCTATGACCTCTGTGCCGTCATCTTCTATAATCAGGCAGGGAAAGTCTGTCGAGGCGATATGCTCTATCGTTTCAAATTGCCTTGTTACCTTATTGACGATTGATATAGTCTCAAGGGCCGTCTTTAGTGCGGCCAGTGCTGTCTCTTTATCAGCCACGAGATAATGTCCTCACTATGGGGCCTTGACGCTCGCCGTCTTCAAAGTCTGAGTCCTGGTCGAAGTCATAAAGAGGCAGTTCTTTTACAATTTCCCACTCTTCCTTGAATCGCGCCCGGTAATATTCAGCCTTGCGGGAGAAAGAGTCTCCATCTTTGTCCCTTTCTGTCGAGAGATATGGCAGGACATAAAATCCAAGGGCACAATAGATCGCCAAGTTAGTAAGGGCATCAGTATTGAGCAGGGCCTCATTGATAGTCAATGACGGGCCGGATACCTCGCTCCACCATTCAGCCTTGATTTTATTCAGTACGTCATCGGTTGCAAATTGTATCTGATTGACCCATAAGGCCGGGGCATTATGGTCGTTGATATCAGATACATGCTTGGCAAGATCGTCTTTGTCGATATAGGGGGTCATTTAACAGCCTTTTTCTTGGCTGGTTTTTCTAGTTTTGGGGTGTATTCTTTGTGCTTTTTAGGGTCAAAATCATCTTTATTGATAGTCATAAAACCATCAGGGTGATTGACCTTTATTGTTTTTGGGTTTTCCATTATTCCCCTCCCTTAAATAAAGGGGGCCGAAGCCCCCTTTGATTAAAGATTATCCCATCAGACGAACTGCAAGTTCCGGCCTGATAAGGGTTGCACCATAAAGAAGATCGTAAGAGAAACGAGTCCTTTTGTGCTCCCTGCTGATTTCAAGCCTGAGAGTCAGGCCTGTTACCGGGTCAGTTGCGCTCTGAATGATGTTACCCATGCCGCCGCCTATGTCCATAAGGGGACGTGTTGCAAGAGCGATCGCGTCCCTGTGCATGGCAAGGTTGACCACGTGGCTGGCTTTGAATGTTACCGCCTCGTTTCCGTCACCTGTTGCAATAGCCACCTTCAGGCCGGGCAGAAAGGAAACATCTGAGTCAGTACCGACAAGAGTTGTTGAGGCTGTTACGGTGTAAGTCTGGGTGTCACCAGCGATGGTGAAAACATCACCAACTGAGGGCTTAGTAGTCAGGCCGTCCATGTGGATAGTAGTCGCGCCTACTGCTACGGCTCCGGCATCATCAACAAGAACGGTTCCGGCTGCGCCTGTGGTGTGAGTGTTAACATTCTGGCTCATAAAGCAGTCAAAGCCTAACTTGCGGCCCATGCTGCCCTCTATGATACCGCCCTGATCTCCCCTCTGGTCAGCCTGAAGGATTGCACCCAGACCAAGGAAGTTAGCCTCGGCATCAGGGTCAAGAACCAGCCTACGATCTGAAAGAGGTGCAAGCTGGTTGTTGAGTACCTTCCTTGCCTCAGTTGCCTCGGCAACGGTCGACGCAAAAGGAGTAGTACCGGCTGCACCTGCTACGCCATAAACACCGACATACAGGTCTTGACAGTAATTATCAACGGCATTGCCGAGGGCCTTTACTGCCTCACTTGCCTGGATAGGCATGACACCTGAAAGAGATTTTGCAACGTCAGTGTCAGTCATGTAGAAAGGAGCTTCTTTCCACTGATCGAGTGTGATAGTTGCACTGGTAGGTGCTACGTCTGCTGTTGAAGGGGGGGTGTTGGCCGCCGTTACATCCTGAGCCGCTATAGCGGAAGGAATAGGCACGTCAACGGTCTGGTTTTTCTGTCTTGCGGTTGCCTCGTAGTCCATATTGACTATGCGGGGCATGATTGCGTTCTCGCGCAGTGCCATGAGGCCCTGAGCTATCAGTTGGGGTGCTACTTCATCAAGCGTATTCGCCATCGGATTGTCCTCCATTGTTTTTGTTATTGTTTGTGAGCATCTCGCTCTAATCTGGAATCATTTTTTACGTTGTTGCTCCAACAACGAACCCGCCGGGGTCAATCCGATGGCTTTACAGCCTATTTTTTTAACTTGCTACTTTCAATTCTCCTTTTGCTACAGCTTCAAGGTTTTTGCCGATATCTTCGGCACTTATTGTCCTTATACCACTGTTTCCTTGGTTTGTCAAGTTATTTGAACCGGCACCGCCGCCGCTTGCCCGGACGTGGTGAGGGTGCGCTTGCAGCCAGCTACCGACAAAGGCATCTATGGACAAGGCGTTGCCCTTTTCATCAATAGCTGGGCCCCCATCAGGGTTGAGTATTATCGGGCTGCCATTCTCACCGAGCTTGATTTGCCCACGGGTGAGTTGTGCTATCTCCTCCGGTGCAATACCGTTATACTTTGCCGCCGCATCTACAAGGGCTTTGTCTATCGCCAAGCTCTCATACTTCTGCTGCCAGCCTGTACCGAACTCCTGCGCCGCTGTGAGCTTTGCAGAATAATCCTTTTCGATATTGCTTTTCAGCTCATCAAAACGACCTGCGGCCTTCATCTTCTCCTCTTCAATCTTTGCAGCATCGTCCTTGAGCCTGTTGACCTCATCAAGATCAAGACCTTCGTACTTCTTGAGCTCCTCCGCCCTCTCGCTGGCCGTCTTGCGATACTTTGCCGCCTCGCCATTGAGTGCTGCTATCCTGTCCTCTGCCTCTTGTAACTTTGCCTGCATCTCTTCTACTGTCATGACCTCTCCCTTTTCTTGTTTAAGGTTTATTACTCCCACTCACTCCATAATTGAAGTTTTGCCGCCTCTATCATTCCAATCGCTTTCAGTGTATCAATGCTTTTGCTTTGTTGTAAATGTACCCCATCATCATTAATTCCTATAATCAAAACAGAATCAAATTCAAGAGACAATGCCTCCTCTAAAATATTTTTAGTTTCTTGTCGTATGTCTGATTTTTCGGTATGTAATACTTTCAAATTACCCATTTAATCCGCCACCGGTGATAGCTGGTGACGACAATTCCATCCGCCTCTAGTCACGAACGGGTCGCCCTCTTTCTTGCCCGCCCATTCCTGATTTGCCCATCCCTCTATTTCATCAAGCGTGAAAGTCTCACCGGCCCTCTCGACACAAAAAGGCCGTGAGTCCTTTATCAGAGAGCCGACATATACAAATTTTGTTATGCCCGCCTCTGTAGCCTTCTTCTTCATTAAAGTTGAATCGACTTCCCTGTACTTTGTTGTTGCGATGGTCTTTGCATGTGACTCTAAGGGCCGCCCGGCTCTATCCTGGCCACCTACTAGGAGCTGTCTAACGTCTCCAATAGTATCAGACAAAGCCGCCCCTGCGATGGTGTTTGAATAAACCGTATTCCCAACACTGGCCGCATATCGCGTGCCGAGTGATCTTAGCTCGGTATATGTATCGGCGGCATAGGCATCAATCAGTACCTTGTCGATTGCCGTGTAAGATGTTTTCACACCTGCGGCCTTGAGTCTCGACTTTACTTCAGCTGCTGCAAAGGAATAATTCGTCGCATCCTTGACGGCTCGATTATAAGGGGCCATTGCCTTGACTATCTCGGCTCTCATAGATAATGCCCTTTTGAGATTGACATTCGAGGATATGAGCGCTCCCTTTTTAGTCCCCAGTCCTGCGACAAGGCCGGTGATAGTAGCGTCTGCCTTGGCAAGGGCCTTTGTCAATCGGGCCTCTATTATATCCTCTCTATCTGGCAAGAACTTTCCTCAAGTGGTCATTAAGTAAATCAACGGCCCGCGCACGCCCGGCATTGTCCATACCGAAGAACTTACGGCGGGGAAGTCTACGGCTACCCTCTTGATGTCCGGAGGCCTTGAGAGCTTCTTTGGGCTTTGTAAAACCTATGATGGCCGTCCGATCCGTTACGGTCACGGGCTGCATAGAGCCGAACATATTGCCATCGTTGAATAGGTCAACTTTATTTCCGAAATACTTACCGCCACGTTCTTTCTTATAAGCAAGGTAAAGACCACTATAAGGGGTGAACCCGAGCCCCTTTGAATCCTTCCCTGCCAGAGTCCTGTCCTTAATCTGCGTCACCGCATCAAGGGCTATCTTACCCATGATCTGACGGGTCAAGAGGCTTTTATCAATATCTTTAAGCCTCGCCTGAAGCTGTTTATCTCCGATTATTTTAGCGTTCCATGTCATTTAACAATCCTTAAAGAGGAAAAGCCATATAATAGCTTCAGCAGCTATTGTCCATATAACGCCTATACTAAAATAAAATAAAGGGCCAGGTAAATCAGTATTCATCTTCATACCTCCACAAGTATGCCGCATAGTTAATCAGGGAAGGCCGGTGCGGATTTCCGGCTTTTCGGGTGCTACCCTATCCCTGAGTCATCATTATACCATCTGTCTCCTCTGGTGGCAATTCAAACCCCGCGTCCAGTTCCTGACCTATCTTGTCGATAATATCCTGCTCGGCATTCTTTAGAATCCGCCCGGCAAGTTGCTTGCCCTGCTCAGCCTCAAAGGTGCGGGAAGGAATAGCGGCGTTGGCCTTGATAGCCTGATCAAGGTCATTTGATAAATCACGCACTCCAAACTTGCGCGGGTATTCAATAAGGCCATCAAACGTCTTGCCTTGCCATAAGGCATAAAGCCTAAACACTTCCCTTTCAACGTGCTCCATGTTCTCGGCCTTTTCGGATAGTAGCGCATTGAGTTGCTGGAAACGTATCTCAAGGGCCGCGCCACTTTCCGCCTGCCCGGACTCAGCTATCATCTTGCCGGTCTTTGCCATCTCGCGTATATCCTCAATGGCCTCACGCCTCCACTCAAGAATATTTGGCAGACTTGAATGCGGCGGCTCTATCCATGCCGCGCCCTTAGGGTCGCCCTCTGGACGGGTAAGGATATTCCCCGTTCCGATAATAGTCTCGCCATTGGGGGCGTTACTTTCTGGCAATTCAAGAAACGGAAAGCCTGTCTGCTCTATGATCTCAAAGGAACTCCCATCAAGATTATATATCCTCTTATTGACATCGACAATATCCTCAATGTCAGATATTCCCTGCATCCTGCGGAATATATCACGGTTCTTTACAAGGACAAAAGGTATCTCGCCCAGCCTGTTATCGCCCTCCTCTATAAGCACCTCGCCTTTCTGGTCGTCCTCCCATAATTCCCAGCTATCGCGCCGCCAGATACGATACCGCTTGATTTTATCACTCCCGGTATCCTCTTGTAGTATCAATTCAACAAGTGTCGGCTTGCCATTGATACGCTCAAATTTATAATCAATAAACTGCAAAGGATTGTATACCACCACGTATGGCCGCATATCCATTGCC